CACTGCTGGAGCTTTAAGTGCATCACTTGGAAGTCTTTCTTCTGGTTATGATCTATTTGAAAATACTGATAATTACACAGTTGATTTCTTATTGATGGGTTCTGCAGCGTATGATATTTCTACTACACAAGCACTTGCAAATAAACTGATTTCTGTTGCTGAACTAAGAAAAGATGCAATCGCATTTATCTCACCATACAGAGCTGCTGCAATTACTGACACTTCAAGTCAAACATCAGCGACTGTAAACTCAGCATCAGCAATTACTGATAATGTGATTAGTTTCTACTCACCAATCACTTCGTCGTCTTATGCTGTATTTGATTCTGGATACAAGTATATGTACGATAGATTCAGTGATACGTTTAGATATGTTCCACTAAATGGAGACCTTGCAGGTCTTTGTGCCCGTAATGATATCAATAATTTCCCATGGTATTCTCCAGCAGGAACAACTAGAGGTGCAATTTTAAATGCTGTAAAACTTGCATACAATCCATCTAAATCTCAAAGAGATCGTTTATATAGCAATAGAATCAATCCAGTAATCTTCTCACCTGGATCTGGAATTGTTCTATTTGGTGATAAAACAGGTTTGGCAAAAGCATCAGCATTTGACCGAATCAATGTTCGTCGTCTTTTTGTTTATCTCGAAAATGCAATTTCTAAGGCAGCAAAAGATCAACTGTTTGAATTTAACGATGAAATTACAAGAACAAATTTTGTAAATACAGTTGAACCTTTCCTTCGTGATGTTCAAGCAAAGAGAGGTATTTTTGATTACGTTGTTGTTTGCGATGAAACAAATAACACCGCTGCTGTAATTGACAATAATGAATTTGTCGCTGACATTTATATCAAACCAGCAAGATCAATCAACTTCATTGGTCTTACCTTTGTTGCCACCAAGACTGGTGTTGATTTTGAAGAAGTAATCGGAAACTTTTAATTTAGAGGTTTAAACAACTATGGCAACCAGAAATCAAATCAATAATATTCCTTTAAGGAAGATTACCGATTTTAAAAGCAAACTAGCAGGCGGCGGCACAAGAAGCAATCTTTTTGAAGTTGAGTTAGCATTTCCAACAGCAGTTGGTGTTGATGCTAATGTTTTAGATAAATCAAGATTCCTTGTTAAAGCAGCGGCACTCCCAGCCTCTAATGTAACTCCTATCGAAGTTGCATTTAGAGGAAGAACTCTAAAATTATCGGGAGATAGAACTTTCGAAACGTGGACAATCACCGTTATCAACGATACTGATTTTGCTATTCGTTCTGCTTTTGAAAAGTGGAGCAACTATATGAATCGTCTATCGAATAACACTGGTACGACCGATCCTGCACTTTATCAAGCAGATGCATTTGTTTACCAATTAAATCGTGATGGTAGCATTTTGAGAGCGTATCATTTTTATGATACATTCCCAACCAGCATTGGTAGTATCAACCTTTCTTATGAAACTGACTCAATTCAAGAGTTTACTGTTGAGATGCAAGTTCACTGGTGGGAAGCAATTAAAGGAACTTCTGCTGCAGCTGGCGGCGAAGATATCAACTAAATAGTACATAATAACAAGTTAAGTTTATAAAATGGCGAAACTCTTTGGTTTTTCGATTGAGGATAAAGAAGAAAAGTCTAAATCTATAGTATCCCCCGTTCCTCCAACAGATGAGGACGGGGTTGATTATTTTATTCAATCTGGATTTTATGGGCAGTATGTAGACATTGAAGGAGTCTACAGAACTGAATTTGATTTAATGCGTCGATATCGTGAAATGGCGCTGCACCCAGAATGTGATGCTGCGATTGAAGACGTTGTTAATGAAGCAATTGTAAGTGATCTTTATGATTCACCTGTAGAAATTGAATTATCCAATTTAAACGCAAGTGATAAGTTAAAGCAGGTAATGCGCGACGAATTTAAGTCTATCAAAGAAATGATGGACTTTGATAGAAAGTGTCATGAAATTTTTAGAAATTGGTACGTTGATGGTAGGTTGTATTATCTAAAAGTCATTGATATTAAAAATCCACAAGAAGGGATTAAAGAATTGAGATACATTGATCCCATGAAAATGAAACATGTTCGTCAAGAACAAAAAACTAGTGGGAAAAATGGAGAACCAATAGTAAGTAGATTAACTGCAAATGCTAATCTAACAAACTCGGAGTTAAGTTATTCGGATATTGAGGAATATTTCATTTATACTCCGATGCCAAATTATCCTATGGGATCTATGTCTGGGGCATCAAAGGGAGCTCTTAAAATTGCAAAAGATTCCATCACTTATTGCACATCTGGTTTAGTAGATAGAAACAAAGGAACGGTTCTTTCATATCTCCATAAAGCAATCAAGGCACTCAATCAACTTCGTATGATTGAGGATTCTCTTGTTATCTATAGATTATCGAGAGCACCAGAACGTCGTATTTTTTATATTGACGTTGGAAATCTTCCTAAAGTAAAAGCAGAACAATACCTGAAAGAGGTAATGTCTCGCTATAGAAATAAACTTGTTTATGATGCAAATACCGGAGAAATCCGTGATGATCGTAAATATATGGCAATGCTTGAAGATTTTTGGCTTCCAAGAAGAGAGGGCGGTCGTGGTACAGAAATCACTACGCTCCCCGGTGGTCAAAATCTTGGAGAACTTTCAGATATTGAATATTTCCAAAAGAAACTTTATAGAGCACTTGGAGTTCCAGAATCAAGAATCGCGGGTGGTGGAGATGGTTTTAATTTAGGTCGTTCTTCAGAAATTTTAAGAGATGAACTTAAGTTTTCCAAATTTGTTGGACGTTTGAGAAAGCGTTTTGCTCAAATGTTTAATGACATGCTTCGCACCCAACTTCTTCTAAAGAATGTAGTATCTCCAGAAGATTGGGAAAGAATGGAAGATCATATTCAATATGATTTTCTGTATGATAACCATTTTGCAGAATTGAAAGAAGCAGAACTTCTTACAAATAGAATATCTCTTATGACCCAAATGGAACCTTATATTGGAAAATATTATTCTGCCGAGTATGTTCGTAAGAAAATTCTTCGCCAAACTGATGCAGAAATCATTGAAATTGATGAACAGATTGAAGACGAAATTTCAAAAGGAATTCTTCCAGATCCTAATGCTCCGGTAGATGAAATGGGTAATCCACTTCCACCAGATGCAACTTTAGGCGCAACTCAACCTGCTTTGGGAGAAGTTCCAACTGAACAACCTGCGCCAGCTGCTCCAGAAATTCCAGCAGAACCCAAAGGCGGTAAAATATAAATAGTCTTATAAATATAAACTAATTTTATGGAAGAACTTATCGATTTGATTGCAACTAACGGATCTCCTTCAGATGTATCCGATAGGATTAAAGATTTATTATATGTTAAAGCTGCTGAGCGAGTAGATTCTATTCGACCAGGAATTGCTGAATTAATGTTCGCTGATGAAGATCAATCAGGAGATGATGAATAATGGCAATTAAAATAGTACAAAATGTAAATAGGATTTCTCCAACTGCAGGTGTTGCAGCAACTAGCAATCCTATTGCACTAAAAGCTGGATACATTAGAGTATCTGCAGGTTTAACAGCAGTTTATGTTGAAACTGGTGGTGATCCAGTAGCTACAACAAATTCTTTTTATATTCCACCATATGGAACTGAAGTACTGAAAGAAAGAATTGCTAAACAAAAAATATCCGGAATTACCACAGGAACATCGACGGTAATCACATTTGAAAATAATGCGGGTAATCCATTTTTGGTTGGAGATTATGTAACAATTGAAAATGCTGCGCCAGCTGGAATTAATACCGTTCACAGATTAGTGACGGCAGCAACAGATTCAACTCTTACAATTTCTGCAAATACTTCAGCAATTGTTGGTGTAATTACAGCAACTAATGCGACAGTATCTAGAAGTGTAAAAGTCTCCGCATTAGGAGAAGCATCAACAAATGTTAGTATAACAGAAGTCGTTCAACTAGTATCAGAATAAAATGAAACTCATCACAGAAGAAGTCTCACAAGTAGAATTTATTACCGAAGAAAAGAACGGTAAAAAAACTATGTACATTGAGGGTATCTTCCTTCAAGGTGATATTTGCAATCGTAATGGAAGAATGTACCCAATGGCAACACTTTCACGCGAAGTAAATCGTTATAATGAAACTTTTGTACAAAAAGGTCGTGCTCTTGGAGAACTTGGTCATCCAGATGGTCCAACTGTAAATCTAGATCGAGTTTCTCATAAGATTGTTTCTCTTGAGCAAGATGGAACAAACTTTAAAGGTAAAGCACAACTTCTTGAAACTCCAATGGGCAAAATTGCCAAGTCTCTATTAGAGTCTGGAGTTTGTCTTGGTGTTTCTTCTCGTGGTGTTGGTTCATTAAAGATGACTAATGAAGGTCATAAAATTGTTGGTGAAGATTTTATGCTTGCAACTGCAGCAGATATCGTTGCCGATCCTTCTGCTCCTGACGCTTTTGTTCAGGGAATTATGGAAGGCAAAGAGTGGATTTGGGACGGAGGAATTCTCCGCGAAAAACTTGCCGAACAAACTCAACGTAGAATTAATACTCTAGTTGATGAGAGAAGACTTCAGGAGCATAAAATACAACTGTTCCAAAAATTTCTTTCAAATCTTTAATTTATAAATAAATATAGATTATATACAAATATCTAAACAAATGTCCGTTGGTAGAAATTTACAAGAAATGGAAAACGTAGTAACCAAAGGGGCTGCACCTGCCGAACCAATGCACAAACTAACTGGAGCAACTCCAGGACAAACTGCTGGTTGGGAAGATCTTGGTGGTCCTACTCCAGAAAACTATCGTGCAGATGACGAATCAGCACATCTCAAGACTCCTGGCGCGACTCTTGCTCAAGTAAGAAATGTCGTTAACGCCAAAGCTGCCGCTGCCGAGCCTATGAAGACTGTGGCAAAGGAAGAGACAGAAGAAGACGAGG